GATCTATTAGACTCAGACTCGCTTCTGGTATCAAAAGCAACGTCAGCTCTGCTTGGGTTAAGGATATCAGCAGTTGCAACATACTTAACAAAACCAGTTGGTTCTAGTGTTGCTTCAAATACTTCCTCGCCACCTGCTACGAATGGATCTAGTTTAACGTATAGTTTTTCATCCTGCTTAGAACCAATTCTATAACCTTCGATAGTCGCTGCTGCTCTATCTTCAGGAGTGTTTACATCTTCACTACCAAAGTAGATCTTGGTGTGGTTATCTGGATCATTAGATGCAGGGATATCAATAGTATAGTATTGAATCCTCTTGGTATTAGAAGCAGTTTGTTGTACCTGCTGTGGTGGAATAATATCGGTAATGAAACCACCTTTATCTTGGTTAAAGGCGAAACCTTTGAAACCAATAGCGTGTAGAGATGTGTTACCGAAGTTGGAGTTCGAGTTGGTGATCGACATGTCACCACCACTTTCCATTAGGAAGTGATCAGCAAAACCAACAGCGAAGATAGAAACGTTCTGGATGAATGCATCTTCCGAAGCACGAACGTGGAAGTTTCTCCAGTCATCCTTCCAGTAAGAATCACCCTTGGTGTGGTAAGGAACTGTTGCAAATGCATCAGTTAGCGATGCTTGGTTCCAAGTGTTAGAATACTCATCATAACGGATGAATGCTCTGTCGTCCTTCTGGAGCGAAACACCCGTGTACTGAGCGATAACCATCGACTTAAAGCCTGTCGCCTTAAGACCGTTTGCCCAGATACCACAAATACCCCAAGTAGAACGGATAGAGCAGTTAAAGACATAAGGAGATGCAGACTCAACAGAGTCAACTTCTGCTAGGGTCTGTGCGTTCTGACCGAGAGAAGGAGAACCATCTACACTGACTGTCTTACCATCAGTAATGCCAGTGCCAATAGCAGCAGGTACAACTGGAACTTCGTAGACAAATTTACGTGGATCGTTCTGATCAATTGCTTTAATTTGGAAGATGCCTTCTAAGACATCATCAATTTCAGTATTAGAAACTGCAACAAATTGTCCTTGGAAATAACCATGGTTAATCTTTGTGGTTACTGTAACGTTAGTAGCAGAACCTTCAATCTGATCAAAAGTTAAAGACTCAATAACACGAGAGTCAGATAGAGGACCAACGATTCTGTTCTCTTGTACCCTAGTACCAAATTCACCAGGATTGTCAATCGAAGGTTGATACTCAGAGAATGCTTTTGCAATCTTCTGGTAGAAGAGACCTAGTTCTTCCTTGTCTGCATATTCAAATACAGTTAGTTTGTGGTGAGAATAGTTAGGTGCAGTTAGTTTAGTGAAGTCTTTTGCAGAGTAGTAAACTTCACCAGTTCCTTTCTCAGCGTTGTAGAGAGGAGATTCGGATGTAGTTTGACCGTCTTTGATGGTGAACTGCCAGAAATAGCAACCACCAGTTACATTGAAGATAGCAGAACGTGGTTCTGTGCTGTCAGCAGGGTCAGGAACGTAGAGAGGACGAACCATCGTTCTACGTAGGTCATAACCAACCAGAGAAGAACCTCTGGGGATAATAGCGCCACCTTCAGTGTTGTTGAACTTATAGAAGACGTTATTTGGGTTGGAGATGTCAAGAATACTGTCATCAGTCCATTCGCCAGTAGATGGATTGAATCCAAACTCTTCGATACCAGCAGTGGTTCCTAAACCTGGTCTGTTATCAATATAGTGGATACCAGGCATGAGCATGATCGTAAACTGGTCGAAACGATCATTATCAAAACCTGGCAGGTAAGAATATCTTGCAATTTCTAAGAATGCACGCTGAATACTCTTGAATGGTACTACTGGTGAATTTCCTCTATTAGATAACGCATCTGTTGCGTTAAAGTCATCAGGAGAAACATAAAGATACTTACCAGTCTTAGAGCTGATAAGGTTATCCAGACGTGTTAATGGCATGATTTATTCTGACCCTGCGGTGTAAACTTTATCCTCGGATTTATTTATACGCGAGGTCTGTACCTATCTCCCATGATAAGCATTTTGGAGATTTCCTTACAACACAGATAAATGTATCCGAACTGTTCAGACCACGTACAATCGCCCTTGATTTTGTTTATCATAGTTTTAACCAGTGATTTTTCATATCATCTTTTATGTTATTTCTCCATCCATCTTCTGTATAAAGATCAAATGCAATCGTAACTCTTTCAGTTTCTCCTTCCCACCTATCAGTATAGTGTTTTAACCAACCAGGAAACAAAGTAATTTTGTTTTTAATGTTCTCGGATACATATGGATTGGGCAAATATGGGTGAACATAGTATGTGTTGGTGCCATAAGTATCTAAAGAAATATGACCACTAAGATAAGTGTATGGATCAGTTCCATGACAATGTGTTTGTATTTTCTGTCCTTTTCTCATAACATTTGCCCAGCACTGAACGTATACATCGTTCATTTGCATAGAAAAATAGTCCAGAAATTTTTTGTGAAATTTAGCGATTTCAGTTTTCAATTCTGATCCATGATCAAATTCCAACAAATTGTAGTATGGTGACCTAGACGTTAAACTGTGTTTACCTAGTCCTGTGCCAGAATCAGTTACAAATTTAGTTGAATTGATAATATCTTGTTCTTTTTGTAGTATTTCTTCCTTCAGAGGATTTAAATCTAGTGTTAGAATATCCTCTCCATATGGGAAACTCCAATATGGAGCAAACGGAGTATATTCACTAGATTTAAAAATCTGAATTTCCATAACTCCTCCACCTGGGCTCGAACCAGGGACATAGTGATTAACAGTCACTCGCTCTACCGACTGAGCTATAGAGGAATGTATTCGCTATTCGGAAATAGCGAATGGAGAATAGCGGACTCGAACCGCTGACATCCTGCTTGCAAAGCAGGCGCTCTACCAACTGAGCTAATTCCCCGAAGCGGAGAGTTAGGGATTTGAACCCTAGAAGAGGTTGCCCCCTTACAGCATTTCCAGTGCTGCTCCTTAAACCACTCGGACAACTCTCCCCGAGAGCCACAAGTCGGACTTGAACCGACGACCTACGGTTTACAAAACCGTTGCTCTATCCAGCTGAGCTATAGTGGCAAGTATGCTACATTAATAATAACGCGATGATCATGCTCAGGGATTCCACCTGCATGATAATGCAAACCATTGAAATGTAAAAGTCTACCCTTCACGGGATCAACTTGTGTTAACACTTCTTCCTGAACATTATAGGGCATGTTAGGAACTTTGTCAACATATTTCTTCTTAAGAAGAGTAGTTGGACCATCAGATGTGTTCACGTAATATAATAGCACATTATGGGGGAAATGTACATCTACGTGATAAAAACTTTTGTCCTGCTTTAGAACGTTCTTCATAGGCGTTTGCCAAAATGCTCTAGCACCAAGAACCTTATCAATTTTTACACCTGCTGTCTTAGCAAACATATCGAAGATATCAAAGAATGCACCACAGTATTTGCTGCAGTTAGACGATCTCTGATAAAAGATCTCATGGGAAAATCCTTGTGTCTTGTCACCTTCACAACCAGAGAGGTTAAACCTGTGTCTCCAGTCTACTGTTCCAGATAGCAAGAGAGAATAAATCTCGTCTTGCATCTCTTTTGTTACAGCATCATCATGTACGTTATAATCTAGCAAATTTCAAATGACCCCAATCAGAACCCCAAACTTTCTCATTGGTAGTTGCATCTAATCCTTCATCAACTACCCAATATTCTGTGTCAGTTAACATAATATCATTTCTAAGGTACGTTTTAGTACCTCGCCAATCAACCCAACACTCGCAAGAATCAATCTTGCCTCTAAAAGATCTTTCATGAGATCTCTCAAAGACTACATCACAACCATCTCTAGGAATGAGATCGTCATCTGTGATTTGATCAATGTTCTTACACTCTACAAATCTAGATGGATTCTTGACTTCGTAGTTTTTCAGACGATATTTACGGTCTGATTCTTCTTCGATTACATCAAGAACAAACTGTCTGTATGGTCTATTTAGTGCATAGTTATATGCTTGCTCTCCATAGAACCTATTCTCACCAATCTTTCTATGCGAAATGCGAATGTGTGCATAACGAGTAGGATGAGTTTGTGCCTGACGTTTATTAGCAAATGTACCTTCAAGGTATTCAATAAATTGACTCATTCTGGTATAAGTTCTGGATTAATAAGTTCTAGTTCAAACAAAACAGGATGACACTCTTCAGCAATTAAGTAATCAGAGAACCTGAAGATATCCTCCATTGTGTATGAAGGATTTATTGCTGCTTCAGATAGAATCCACTTATCTTCCTTATCTTCTTTCTCTAGCATATCGAAAGCAAAAGGAATATTCTCAATATAATACATCAATACGGGTTCATTGTCAATAAAGACATGTTTACGACTGATTGTGTATTTCATTCCTAGTGTATGTTACTTTCCTGACAATAGTATTTAACAGGAAATAGGACGAGCGGGACTTGAACCCGCACGATCTTTACAATCAACAGATTTTAAGTCTGGTGTGTCTACCAATTCCACCACCGTCCCTCAAGCAAGCACTAGAAGTTTTTTCTTGAGTGCTTGGCGTCGTGCCTTTGCCTGACGTAATGCCTGAGGTTTCAGACTACGCTTCTTCTCTTTTTTAGAGTGCTTCTGCCAGTTAGGAAGCGTAGTCATTGGTCTGCCTCAGTACCTAGTAATTATAGCACACTATGTAGGTCTTGTGGGAGGTGCAGACAGTTTCAAGATTGACTGCTGCTTGATGAATGCTCGAAGTTCTGGGGTCTCTTCCCACTCCCAGATCTCTTCGTGTCCTTTACTATCGATCTTCTTAAAAGTCTTTAAAGCCATGATGTCTTCTTATCCTCAACAGAGTTATTTTACTGAGTTTTCTGAGATTTGTCAATCGTCATCTCGAAATAAGTTAGAGATTGCTGTGAATACTGAATGGAATGCCACATACAGGAAGAACTTTCCGTCAGCATCTCTGCTTTTCTTGCGTCTAGTTGTTGTCATTGGAACAATCCCCTATCTTTCATGTATTGTAATGTTTCCTTCATGCTACCGATATGTTTACTACCGATAGACACTTGTGGATATGTTGCTTCAGATCCAAACTCTTGTCTAAATTGTCTATCACTAAAAGCAATTCCTAATTCATATCTATGAAACTCACCGCCAATAGATTTTAGGAGCATTGCGATACGCTCACATTCTTGACTGCCATCGCTGTAAATCACTACTGTTTCAGTCACGTTGCCTCCAATCATCAGGTTTGTCTTGTTTGAACCAATCAACGATCTCATCCGCGCTAGAGAACCCTGTGCGGTGATTTGAGGGGTCTGGATCACCTAGACCCATCTTATTCATGAAATCGTCCATAGTGCCCTCCTGGATGTCATTTGCAGCGCATCTGCGTGCTTTGTTCAACCAGTCGCGTGCTGTTGTGTGTCTCTTGGCAAGTTTTTCTGCCCAGATCATGTCTTCAAGTTTTACTTCCTCCTTGTTAGCAATCTTCTTACAGATAAACTCTAATCGTAGTCTGTATTGCGTAGAAAGCATCTTATTCTCCCAGTTTTGCCTCTAGATCATTTATTCGTGAAAACTCCCTATACGCCTTCTCAGAGCGTTCAGAGAGAATATCTGTAATATCTTTGATGATTACATCATTGTCAACATAATCGTCAAGATACTTATACAGTGCTTCTTTTAAGTATCTACATCGGTGCCACTCGGGCGAATAAGGTTTGTAGTTCATAATAAAAAATCAGATGTAATTATTTAGAGGCATAAAAAAAGGGCACCCGAAGGTGCCCTCAATCAAGTCAGGAGATCAGAAGGAATACTTCAGACCAGCCTTGGTGCCGTAAGAACGGTCAACACCAGCAACGCCCGAACCAACGAACGAAACTTCGCCGTAAGCAGAGAGGCTATCGGTCAGACCAACGCCAAGACCTGCCTTACCAGAAGGAACCCAGTCAGAAG